ATTCTAGACAACAGCACATACGTAAACAAAATTATATGCCTACTTCCCGGAGCCATAAGGAAATTATTTGAATTTGATTTTCTCGGAAATGTTGGCGGCATATCAATAGATCATAAAAGTGATTATGACCTACCAGTTGAATTTTCATCTGACATAAAAAATATCAAAGAATTCATAACAAAGGGAAACATCAATGACGACTGGATGAAGGCGTGTACTGACATTATAGAAATGTGTGAGCAAAGGCAGGTGCAGTGCTGGATATCAACGTGGGACCAAGACATGTACATGCACATACCAAACAAACACAGATTACCAATTTTTCCAGATATCGAAACATTCCCGGAAAGAGCCAGTGATGGTTTACATCCACATGGGAAACACTATGAATTATTTGTTAAAAACATCAAACCCTACGTAGACAAAAAACAAATCTAATGCTATAATATAGAATGACACACATACTTGTAGACACAGCAAACACTTTTTTCCGTGCGAGGCATGTGGTGAGAGGTGACGCATCTGAAAAGATTGGCATGGCTATTCACATCATGTTTAACTCTGTTAAAAAAGCATGGCAAGACTTTGAAGGCACCCATGTTGTGTTTTGCCTCGAAGGTAGATCATGGCGTAAAGACCATTACGCACCCTACAAAAGGAATAGAAAAGAGGTCGTAGAAGCAATGACCGAAAAAGAAAAAGAAGAGAACGAAGTGTTCTGGGAGTGCTATGATGACTTTGTGGACTTTATAAAAACAAAGACAAACTGCACTGTGCTACGTAATGAAAGAACAGAAGCAGATGACTTAATCGCACGTTGGATAGACAAACACCCCGACGAACAGCACGTGATTATAAGCACAGACAAGGATCTAAATCAACTGATCAGCAATAATGTCAAACAATACAACGGTGTGAATGAAACAACAATGACGAATGAAGGATGGTTTGACGCAAAGGGCAAACCTGTAATAGACAAAAAGTTAAAAGCACCCAAACCTGCTCCAGACACAGAATGGTTGATCTTTGAAAAATCAATGAGGGGAGACCCCAGCGACAACATATTCAGTGCTTATCCTGGTGTAAGGACAAAAGGCACCAAAAACAAAATAGGTCTACAAGAGGCATTTGCGGATCGTAATGAGAAAGGTTACACGTGGAACAATCTAATGTTGACAAAATGGTTGGATCATGAAGGCAAGGAACACAGAGTTATGGACGATTACGAAAGAAACAGGGCATTAGTGGATCTGCACGCACAACCACAGGCGATCATAGAAGAGATGGATCAAACAATAGCACAAGCAATATCGGATAAAAAAGAAGTGAGCCAAGTAGGAGTCAGATTTATGAGGTTCTGTGCCAAATATGATTTAAATAGGATTAGTGAGCAGGCGCAACTATACGTTGAGCCTTTTAATGCGAGGTTGAAAATATGACAGTGCGGGCAAAAACATTAATCAAAGACAAGTTTTGGATAGTGGAACAGAATGGAATGAAGTTGGGCACACTCCAGAAACAAGACAACAATGGATGGATTTTCCTAAGCAAACAAGACAAGAGGCAAGTATTCCATACGCAAGAAAGCCTGTTCCAAAAATTTGGCTTCCACATCTTTGACAAGACACCAGAAATAAACACGCAAGACGAAATACAAACAGATAACTTTGACGTACACGGTTTTCCGTGCAGTCAACATCCTTACAATCCAATGTTCGATGTGAAGAACCAACTACCGGTATACACAAAAACACCAAAAAGCAAAAGTCAATTCTGTGCAGGTTACTACATTATTTGTTTTGAAAAGGGATGGAGGAAAGCATACTGTCCAAAAATGATTACACTTTCTCGTTACAAATACAAAGGTCCTATGAAAACTAAACTAGAAATGCAACAGGTTTTAAATGACGCAGTCAAACAGTTCCAAAATACAAACTAGACCTATAGAAGACCTAATCGGAAGGATAAGAACACTTCGACAACAGGGTCAAAAACAGATTATACTTTCTGCCGCCGAAGCAGATAGACTGGCAGACTCTCTGACACAAGTAATGACTAGAATGGTCACCATACAAGAAGAAATTATTGAAGCACTCAAAACTGCCAAAGAGGCCCAGACTATAAACATAGAAATGGACGGCGGAAACTTTAGTGAAAAAAAATAATAAATTCAGATTAATCTTCAAACATCAACAAAATTTGGAAACTGTTGAAGTCGAATATGAACTACATGATTCTGTAGTGGCACAAAAATGGTTTAAAAAAATTAAACACCTAGCGAATGTGCCTGTAGATTTGGTCGAGACAGAGTTGGTAGATTTAAATGACCTTAGAAAAATATATCATGACTTCTGTGCGTTTGCAAATCTTACTCCAATTGCTATAGATGTTTTAGATCAGGACACACTCAATCGCCTACACAAGATATATGAGGACACACACGATGATTTATCAAGGAGAAAAAATAATTCTATACTCTACCAGTTTCACCATTCCATACACTGGCACGACGACACTCCAAAACGTAACAACATAAACGTTAGTTGGGGCGTCAAGGAAGGACCTTTGACTGAAAAGTTTGATTGTAACAATTATTACGCAGACAGGATCGAGAAAAACAACATATATCTTCCTTGGGCAGAACTAGGAAAGACACCTTTGACGTATTGGAGGGACAAGGAACCAAGCGACCAAACGAGATTCAACCAACTAGCAAAGCCACATGTGTATTTCAGGGCGAAGTTTTTTGTTTCAAGGATGGACGTTGACACCACTGCCCTGCCTACGCAATTCACACAGTGGTTTGAACAGTACAAGAATGATTGGTTTACACATCATGGCATCAGCAAATGGGACGAAGTGGATGAACAATCTGCACCCTTGTTGGCCATCACAAACAACAAAGTTGATTTGTCCAATTTTAGGTTCCAAAGCATAATCATATAATTGCAACGACCACGTCATTTGCCTCCTGGATATTTGACACCCTTCGATTTTTTGGTAAATATAGTTATAAACTATGAGTAGACCAAAACCTACAATCTTACTGCAAAGTTCCAACAAGACAACGTTCAAATTGGATGAAGTCCTAGCGGCCGAGGGGATTTGGGCAGTGTTCTATGATGGGAGGCCTATCAACTTGAAAAGTTCAAGTTTGGTTGCCAACTACCCAGGACCAAAGTATAAGAAAGTGTCATTTTCCAACCCAGGACACGCAGAGAACCTAGCAAAAAAATTGAACGCACAGCACGGTACAGACAAGTTTGGTGTTTACCTATTAAAAAGCGGCGATAAATTCTCTAGATAATTAATTGTATGGATCGAAAGACAGCATACACCCGAACCTTCATGATGCTTCGTGAAGACACAATACATGATGAGAGTGTGAAGACAGCATACTTCACATGGTGGCAGAATGTAAGAGAAAACTACGAGTCGAGATCTTTGAGATTAACCAAACAAGGCTTCCAAATGATCGAAGCATTAGATATAAAAACATACACGATCAAATTTCCAAACAAGATAATATTCACACCACAAACATACCTGTGGTTAGATGAATTTGTTGACTGCCCCTACTACGTTGACAAGGCAAAAATCATAGTGACCATGGAAAAAATGGCATTACAACTCATGTTATTTGCTGGAGATGTCACAAAATATGGTCTAGCAAGGGCAATGAGCAAACGCAAAGAACAAGAAAGTCAATAAAACTGCGACTTTTTAGCCACTTTTACCAGGTTGACGTATAACACATTTCTGCTATAATGACTGTATAAACATTTTAAACAGGAGTGTACAAAATGGCAAGATCAAGTAAAAACAAAGAAGCCGCAATAGGCAGTCAAAACAGAACAGTTGGACCAAACGAGGCCAAATCAGCATTAACACATTGTATTAAATTACAAAGACCGATAATGATGTGGGGTGCACCAGGTATTGGTAAATCAGATATAGTCAAACAGATAGCAGATGCAGAAGGCAGAGAAGTGATTGACATCAGATTACCATTATGGGAGCCTACAGATATCAAGGGTATTCCTTATTACAATTCAAAAGAGAACAACATGGTATGGGCAAGTCCGGCAGAATTGCCAACAGATCCAAAATCAAACGCCATTGTGTTCTTGGATGAGTTGAATTCGGCGGCTCCGGCAGTACAGGCGGCGGCTTATCAACTTATATTGAACAGAAGAGTTGGCCAGTATCACCTACCAGACGGTGTTTCTATAGTGGCGGCGGGTAACAGAGACAGTGACAAAGGTGTCACTTACAGAATGCCGGCTCCATTGGCAAACAGATTTGTTCACATAGAACTAAGAGTTGACTTTGAAGATTGGTTACAATGGGCGACCAACCAACACATTCATGCGGACGTAGTAGGATACTGCACATTCGCAAAACAAGACCTATACGATTTCGATCCTAGAGGTAGTTCTAGATCATTCGCAACTCCTAGATCATGGAGTTTCGTTTCACAACTTCTATCAGATGACCTGCCAGAAAGTACGCTCACTGACCTCGTTGCAGGTTGCGTAGGAGAGGGATTGGCCGTTAAGTTTATGAATCATCGTAAAATTAGCGGTCAACTTCCAAACCCATCTGATATATTGAGCGGTAAGGTAAGAGACCTTAAGAGTAAAGAGATATCAGCGATGTACTCTCTAACAGTTTCTTTGTGCTATGAATTACAACAGGCACACGAGAAAAAAGATAAAACTTGGAATGAACAAGCGGACAGGTTCTTCAATTACATGATGGACAACTTTGAGACTGAGTTGGTTGTTATGGGTGCGAAGATCGCCTTAACAAACTACAAACTTCCGTTCGATCCTAGCAAGTTGAAATCATTTGATAGGTTCCATAAGAAGTTTGGCAAGTATGTCATTACTGCTATGGAGTCTAAATAATGTCTGACTACCAAGATCAAAAGATTGTAGACAAACTAGTCACAGCAAGGATCGCCTTGTTATTGAAACACCCTTTCTTTGGCAACCTTGCAACTAGATTGAAACTTGTGAATGCAGATGACTGGTGTCCTACAGCAGGCACGGATGGCAGACACTTTTTCTACAACACCAAGTTCATAGATTCACTTACACCCAAAGAAGCAGAGTTCCTGTTTGGACACGAGGTTTTACACAACGTATTCGAACACATGCTGGTAAGGATTGGTGACAGGGATCCACAACTTTGGAACATCGCGGCCGACTATGCCGTCAACCAGATATTGAAAGATAGCAACATCGGTGAGATGCCCACAGGCAAGAAAGGTGAGAACAAAGGCTTCCAGGATGACAAATACAAAGACTGGGCAAGTGAAAGAATATACGACGACCTTTACAAGACAGCAAAAAAGAACGGCAAGAAGTTCCTGGAGAAA